TACAGTAAACTGAGAGATGACAGAGTTTGGGTCAAGGGAGCTTGGAAAGATTGTCAGCATTATACTGAAAATCTGACTGACTTCCCTAAAACGGAAGGCTTTCCGTGGGTAACCAGGAATGCAACGGACATCGGTCATTATACCGGGTCTATTGCACCTTGGGAACTCGCGTATAGCGGACTTGCGTTTTCGTCGTACGGGCCTTTAGATAGACCTTATACAGGTCTACCTAACCTATTACAGGACGAAGAGCTCGGGGATGGTTTCGTGCCACCCCCAACCAATCTACACACGGAGCTCATACCCGCAAGTTTGCGGGCAATGCTCCCTCGTGTGAAGGCTGAGCTATCTTTAGTCAACTCGATTATCGAGTTAAAAGACTTCAGATCGCTTCCTCGTAGTATACTCAGATTCAGAGACTTCATCGCGAACTTAGCCTCGGTCGGAAGACCGAAACCAACTAAGCTAGTGAAGAACTTTCAAGGTATACGCCAGACGTTTCCGTCGAACGTTCCTACCTTGTCTGAGTCGCTCGGTGTAGGATCGGATGCTTACCTCCAAACGAGGTTTAACATCTTACCGCTACTCTCCGACATTACTGGCATTTCTAATGCCATAGTGAACACACGGAGGCGTATAAACGACCTCTTAGTGCGACAGGGCAAGAGACAGATCAAGCATTTTAAAGTGCTCGTTCCATCCTTGCAAGCACCAGTAACATCTGGTGAGGCGCTATACACCTTGTCAGGCGGTCAGTTCGCTGGGTTCGTAGATACGACCCCGCTTACTGGTCCCTATAAGGCGCCAGCGTGCTCATTCAAGTGTGTGCGGGAATATATTCCCGATACTGATGCTGAATTCCATGCTCAGGTCGAGTACAACTTTTGGTTTACTCGATTCCAAACTGAGAATGCTCAGTTGCTTGGTATGCTAGATGCGTTGGGTGTCAATTTGAACCCAGCTATCATCTGGAATGCCATTCCGTGGACGTTCGTTATTGACTGGCTCGCTGACGTAAGTCAGTGGCTGGGCAAGAAGACCGTACTGAATATGCAACCTGCGGTGAACATATCGAGGTACATGTGGTCCTGGAAGTACTCGGACACGGTTCGTCTTCGCATCGCTGCGAATTCTGAACTTAGCCCTGTATTCTCGGGATATACGTACCTTCCGGATAACCGGCGGACGATTTATCGTCGTCAACTAGATATGCCGGATCAAAGCCAGTTTCTAACTGGCTCCGGGTTAAGCTCTAAAGAGCTTAGCCTTGGCGTGGCCCTCGCAATTCCGCTTGGGAGACGTCGTAAAACCCGCAAGAGTTAATCTTGCCTTGGAGGGATTAGAAGTCTCTTCACGGGCGGTATATACCGCTAAACGAGGGCGAGAGCTCTCGACCATAACTAGCATGCCTATTGGCACACTAATAACAAACGAGATCAAGGATTCCGCTGGAACTGAAGTCGAGTTTACTCGATTAAGTTCCGGCGACCGTAAGTCGGAGTTCGCCAAAATTGGCGAATCACCGGCCTTGCCGAATCGGTTGAACATTGCGCATCAAGAGTCTGGATCGGGTTTATCCCGTCGCAGGCGCTCTGTGATTCGCTTTGATCGAACCTCGGCAGGTGAGGTGGACACTACCATTCCGGTTAAGTGTTCCGTCTATGTCGTTGCAGATCTCCCAATCGGGAATCTGTCCGCGACAACTGCTCCCAAGGTGGTCATCGCAGAATTAATGTCGTTTATGGCCTCTTTAGGGGCCAGTACGACGATTCTGTATGATTGCACTGGGACTGGTGCGGCTGTTCTTCTCGACGGATCGTATTGATCCGCCCGGAAGACAGTATTCTTATCCACTTACTCTCAACTTGTAAAAGTTGAGGGCCAGAGTGGATCGCTGTATTCTGCTACATCATAGTAGCGTAGTATGGCGGCCCTCATACGCATATGCGCGTTAAACAGGTTACCGTGGGCACTCGACAGATCGGAGAGCTGCTTTTGCAGCTTTACGATGGTCTGTCTCTGTCCTTCGATAACTTGTTGAACATTATGAGGACTGTTGGCTTGCTGGTTTATTCCAGTATTCATAACAGTATTTCGTTTAGTCATGAGGCCAGGCGCATGCTCTAGGAGGACTACCTTATGGTATCCAATAAGAGCCTAGATGAAATTGAACTCATCGTACGCCTACTTCATGACGCTCACGCGTCTTGGAGTAGTTACTTCAACGCTCGTGCTCTACGCCTCACATCTGCAAAGATGCGAGACCGAGCACGTTTGGAAGGTATAGGTTTTCTTACGAAAACGCTACCTCGATTGGGCAAGTGCCTAGATCAGGCACTCGCGGGTGTATTCCCGCTGACACAAGCTGTGCACGGTTGTGAAACCATGCGCAACTCTGAACTTCCGAAATTACTCGGTGAGTTCTTCAGTAGGATATTCCAACCGAATGGGGTACTCCTTCCAGACCCAGACGCAAATTGCGTCAGCGTGTTACGTTTGGTCCTCTACTCATTTTATAAGTATGAGACCCCGTACACGGAAGCACAGAAACAACAAGTCGTTCGTAGTTTCATCGAAACTGAGAACGATCTTACTGCTGTCGATGCTGCCATCGCTAACTTGCGTGGTAGTATTGACGAGTTCACGCGAAGCCGACGACGTCGTTCGTTTGTTGCTGAGGATCATAAAGATCCTCAGTGGCATTTGAACTTCGACAATCAGCTTCGTGTTGTACGCGAGGCGAGAATTCTCTTATCGAGATTGTTCTCGCACTTCGATGCTTATAACATCCAGCCAAGGCACGGTCCCGGAATCGTTTCCACAAGGGAACGGTACGGGAAGAAGTACCTTTGGTCAAATGTTAGTCATCGTATTACAGCCGTCTACCCTTTCGATGCGTATTTCTGCGCATCGCTCGGGCACGTGTGTGACATGGGTCACGGATTTAAATCCGTGACGGATATCGATCATTCGGCGCAAGTTTTGCTTGTACCGAAGGATTCTCGCGGTCCCCGACTTATCTCTTGCGAACCAGTGGATTTCCAGTGGATACAGCAAGGGCTTCGTCAGGGCATTTATGAGTTGGCGGAGACACATCCTCTCACGAGGTATAATGTCTTCTTCACTAACCAACAACCAAACCAGTTTGGAGCCCTGTTGGGGTCCCAATCTGGCAGGTACGCTACCCTTGACCTCAAAGAGGCTTCGGATCGCGTTTCAGTTAGTTTAGTTCACCTTTTGTTTCCAGACCACCTTCACAGGTTTCTGGACGCATCAAGGAGTGCTTCTACAGTGCTGCCAGATGGCAGCAAGTTAAACCTCAGAAAGTTTGCCCCGATGGGATCAGCATTATGCTTTCCCATTATGGCACTAACTATCTGGGCCTTGCTAACATCAAGCGCACCTGACGCGGATACTAGAGATAGTATCCTCGTGTATGGTGATGACGTCATAGTACCAACAGCTTTTGCCGAGCGCGCTATGAACATCCTCGAGGTATTTGGTTTACGAATAAACCGTACCAAGAGTTGTACCCAAGGACTCTTTCGTGAGTCCTGTGGCATGGACGCCTTCAAGGGCATCCGTGTCACCCCGGTTCGTTTCAGAACCGTCTGGGACGATACACCCAGCCCTCACGTCTATACCAGCTGGATCGCTTATGCGAACCAGTTATGGGATAGGCGTTGTTACTACGCATACGATTATATCGTAGGCAAGATGGAAGCCATATATGGCCCCATCCCCGGCGAAGACATCTCCTTTGGGAGATATCCTAGCTTACGCAGTTCAACTGCACGGAGTACAGACTTCAAGCGCAAGTCGGATAAGAAGCTTCACAAGCTTCTACACCGCGTGCGTGTCGAGGTCTCCTCGCCGATCACTCAAGTCCTTCCTGGTTGGAATATGCTTCTCCGCTTCTTCGCGGAATCGCAGAATCCTATCAGAGGAACTAACGAGTTCCGAAAAGCACAATCAGACATTTCGTCTGGTCATGCCTTTGCAGTGAGTCAGTACACGAAACGACACGCGAGCATTCTCGCGTGGCGTTGGCGATGAGTTCTTGGCGAAAGCCAAAAATAGCTTCCCGTGATGAACGGGTCGCTGGGTCGAGACAAGCG